CCCCCCCCCCCCCCCTCCCCACCCCTCCCCCCCCCCAACCCCCCCCCTCCCCACCCCTCCCCCTCCCCCAACCCTCCCCCTCCCCAACCCTCCCCAACCCTCCCCCGAATGACGTGTCTCCCCGGCGTCCCGCCCCCACGCGGCCGGCCGAGGGCGACACTTTTCGCCGCGGCACGGAGGAACGGAACGAAGTGGAGTGACGACAAAACAAACAACGTACGAAGTTCCGTAATCCTTAGCTAACAGATGTGGACGATCCGTAGGACGATCCGATTTCAGATCGGTAGACAGAGGGGGTACCCCAAAACGCCAGGGACCCCCGAGGTGATGGGGACAGGTGCCGCCATGGGAAAATTCTGGTTTTCGCGGGCCGGTAACACGCTGCAGGCTAGGGCCGTGATCGTGCTGCATTCCAAATTTTTTCGGGGCGGATTTCGGGGGCCCCCTCGGGTTGTATGCGGGGCTGTTAAATAGCGAGGGCGGGTAACTAGGAGTTGAATACCGCCGCCGGACATTCGCCGGACATCCGGACATTTTGCCGGACAAAAAATGTCCAGGAACAATATCAATGGGTTACGGGGCGTTCTTAACAGATTTCCGGCCCCCGAATTTGCTAAGCCATTGAAATTGTTACTGGACATTCCGGACATTTTGCCGGACATTTTTTGTCCGGAATGTCCAGGAACAATATCAATGGGTTACGGGCCGTTCTTGGGCCCGCCGGACATTTTGTCCGGACAAATGTCCGAACCCACGGTTGAAAAGGGGGTACCCCATCTTATAACGCTCCATAGCAATAAGCTGTGTTTGTATGGGGCGGCAAGCAAGGGGAGAACGGAAGGGGTACAAAAACCCTCAGGTATGCGCCAGACGCAGATCAAAAAATAGGCAAACCCCGTAAGTCATTGAAATCGTTACTGGACATTCCGGACATTTTTTTGTCCGGCACCTAGATCAATGGGTTACCAGCAGCGCCTTGAAATCATTAGATATTTTTCCGGACATTTTTGGCCCCTCTCCGGACATTTTTTGTCCGGAATGTCCAGGAACAACATCAATGACTTAGCAGGTTTGCCGGACAAGCCGGACAAAAAATGTCCGGCGCCGGACAAAAAATGTCCGGAATGTCCAGTAACGATTTCAATGACTTACGGGGTTTGCCGGACACGCCGGACATTTTACCGGACAAAAGCGTTGTCTCCGGACAAATTTAGGGACCCCTATAGGGGGCCCAAATGTCCGGACAAGAGGTCTGCTGTCCGTGCATAGCGTGTAGCTCATACCTATGGCGAATGCATACCCTACTTGACCCGGCCGGCCCCGCGGGCTATTATTACGAGACGTTAAGCTAACCCAGACGAGAAAGGACACCCCATGATTGATATCGAGTTCCCCCGCCGCCGCGTGACCCCGGAGCACCGGGAGAAGCTGCGCCAGAACATCGCAAAGGCCCATGCCGCCCGCGCCGCCGCCTTCGCCGACCGGAAGAAGGTACAGGCCCGCGAGACCCTCGCCGACGAGTTGGCGGCCCTGCGCGGGGTGGTGGACGCGGCGAAGCGGTTCCTGTCCGACCTGTCATTCCGCACGGGCGTCGAGAACTTCTCAGACCCGTACGTGGCAGCCCTGGCGGAGAAGGTACGCGGCGTATGAGTGAGCCGACCGCCTATCTGTGGACCCGGGAGGGGGTTCGGTTCGAGGGTGCTATCTCCCACGGGGTCCCCTTCGCCCGGTTCCTGGCCTGGGCCACCCGCCAAGCCGAAGCCTGCCCGTGTGACCAGTGCATCAAGCTTGCAGTCGATGCCCCCGCCATCTTCGGGGTATCCCTCCTGGCCACCAAGGCGCCGGTAACAGAGTACGAAGCGGAGTGTATCGAGATCGTCCTCCTGGCAAATGGTGGACCAGCGCCGAACGGAGACTGACCCATGGCGACACTAAACCGTGAAGTGCAGGCCCTCCTCAAAGCCGCGAAGGCCGCCGCGAAGGTGGCCCTCCCGGCCGACGAGGACGCGCTGCGAAAGCTGTTCAACATTGAGTGGCGGACCATCCAGGCGGAGAGCCTCGCATCGAAGTACCGGTTCAATGTCGAGGTGTGGCATCGGCGATCCGGAAAGAGCTACTCGAAGGTGTTCAAGCTGATCCGCGCCGCCATCGCCTGCCCCTTCCCGGAGGGGAGATACGCGTACCTCGGGCCGACCCAGGAGCAGGTTAAGGATATTGCATGGCACTATATACAAGGTTTTGCGAAGAAGCTCCCGGGCTGTGAACTGAAGGAGACCGCCAAGGAATTATGGGTCCCGAGCCTGATCGGCGATCGGTCCCGCATTAAGCTGTACGGGGTGGATAACCCCCGGCAGGCTCTGCGTGGCCTGTATCTCGACGGCGGGGTGGCGGACGAATGGCAGGACATCCCGAAGACCGTGTTCACGGAGCAGGTCCGGCCGATGCTGATGGACGAGAACCGCCGCGGGGTCGATTTGCTCGGCTACCCATCCCAGTTCTTCGACTTCATCGGGACCCCGAAAGGCCGGAACCAGCTATACGAATTCCACCAGCGGGCCGAAGCTTGGTACAACGGCCGCCCTGTCATGATCGTTGGGGAGGACCACGTGAAGCGCGAGGTGTTCTCGGACGAGTGGCGGGCAGCGCTGTACAAGGCGAGCGAGACCGGCATCCTGTCCCAGGTGGAGCTGGACAACGCCCGGGCGGACATGGGCCAGAAGTACGATCAGGAGATGGAGTGCGACTTCGACGCCATGATCACCGGCTCGGTATATGGGCGCGTTCTCCGGGAGGCCCAGGACGCCGGCCGCATCACCATGGTCCCGATTAACCCCCTCCGCCCCGTACACACCGCCTGGGACCTTGGCGGGAACGACAAGACCGCCATCTGGTTCTTCCAGGAGATCGGGGAGGCCGTCCTTATCGTCGGCTACGAGGAGTACACCTATACCGAGTTCGTTGAGATCGTCAACGACATGCGCGTCATGTGCGACGAGGGGCGGCGGTTCCGGTTCGGATATCACATCCTGCCCCACGACGTGGCGGTATTCGAGCTGGGGAAGGGGGTCCGGAAGAAGCAGTTGGAGGACCTCGGCGTAACTCCGATAGTGGTTGCCCCGAAGATGGACCGGGAGGAAGGCATCTCGCATGCTACGGCGCTGTTAAAAACATGCTACTTCGACGGTAGTCGTTGCATGAGGGGTCTAGATGCGCTAAGGTTCTATCATCGTGACCGGAACGAGCGCTTGGGTGTCTTGCGGGACGAGCCGGTACACGATTGGTCCTCGGACGCCGCGGATGCTTTCCGCATCCTGGCGACCGGCCGGCGGAAACACCGGGCCGGGGACTTCGGGGGCGGCAGCACGCACGGGCGCCAATTCACAGCGGAGTTACACGCATGACATCACCCCTGATCCTGGTTGTAAACGACCCCCGCACCCCACTGGAAAAAGCCCTTGGGGTAAATCCGGATACGTGCCGCGAGCGGGTAGCAACGCCGTTGGAGAAGCAGAAGGCCGCCGCAAAGGCCGCCATGCTGAAGCACGGGATGCGAGTGATCGAGCACCCGAACGGCAAGTGGACCGTCGTTCCGGAATACCCGGAGGGGGCCACAGACGACACAAAGGCCAAAATCGACGCAGCTTGCGAGGACTGGATGCGGCGCGTCCGGGACCTGCGGCGATGACCGGGTCGGTTATCGGCCGGCGGGAGGAAGTGCTGCAGCTCGTCTCCTTCCTGTTCGGATGGCACGCCCGGGAGGATTTCCGCGGCATGCCGGTTACGGAGGTCGGGCAGTACTCCCTGATGATGGCCGACAGCTTGTCCGCCCGCGTCGTCATGGCGGAGGGGGCTTCGGTCCTCGACTGGCTGCACGAGACGGCGCATTATTTCTGCTGGCTGTGGTTCCAAGGGCTGCGGAAGGACGAGCTTACCCACGGGGAAACCGTCCGGGCGGAGGTGGCCGCGTATCTCCCGATCGTCGCCCTGGAGCTGGGAGGGTCCCCGGCCGCCAAGGCGTGGCTGGACGCGGCGTACCCCACCGTGGCGGCCCGGGCCCGTAAGATGGGGCGGGACAACCAGGACACGATGGGGCTTAAGGAGGCGATGAGGTCGCTAATCGATGGCTAAGAGGAAGAATATTCTACTCGCCTCCTTCGACGACATGGGGGGAGGCGACGGGGACGGGATGAGCATGCAGGCTTTCCTGGCCGACCTGAGAAAAAAGGCTACCAAGGAGCCTCCGACATGTGCTATCTTGGACGAAGCTTCGACCATAGACGCAACTGACCCGTGGTGAGGATATAATGTATTGTCTGTTTAAGCCCAAATCCCTCCTTTCCGCGGCTACTCTCGGGTTGTCGAACGCGATCCCCGGGCTGGCCGATAAGCCGAAGGCGGCCAAGGTTCCCGCCGCTGCCGCTGCGTCCAAGGCGGATGAGGCTGCCGCGGATGAGGCTGCGCGTAAGCTGCGCGCCCGTGAGAAGCTGCGCGCCGGCGCCGCGGCCTCGCTCGCGTCCGGGGCCACCGCGGGGCAGTTCGCCAGCGCAGGTGCGGGGACGAAAAAGCTTCTGGGGAATTAATCCATGATCCAAGCCGATCAGCTCGCTAAAGCCCTGGTAAAGCGGGAGGCGCATCTTCGGTCAAAGCGGGGGTCAGAGGAGAGCCTCTGGCAGCTCCTGGCCCGGTACTGCGTCCCCCGGAAGGCGTCCTTTACCGAGAAGACCACCTTCGGCAACGTCCGGGACCGGCAAATCCTGGACAGTACCGCCCCCCGGTCGGTCGAGCTGTTCGCGTCCTTCCTCCATTCCGCCATGAACAACCCCACTTCCCGGTGGTTCACCGTCGAGGCCGAGGGGTACGAGGAGGGAGGGCCAAACCGGCCGCCCGAGCAACTGGCGCAGCTGCTGGCCAACCGCCGAGCGCGCATCATGACGGCCCTCACCAGCAGCGAAGCGAACGCATATGAGGCGCTGCATGAGGTGTATCTAGACCTCGCGGTTTTCGGAACCGCCGTCCTGTACACGGAGGTCAACCGGGCCGACCTAGGCGGCGTGCGCATCTTTCACTATCACCTCGCGGACGTTGTGCTGGACGAGGGGGAGAACGGGAAGATCGATACCGCAATCCGGTCCTTCTGCTATAAGCCGCGGCAGGCGCTGCAGAGGTGGCCGGGTCGGGAGCTGGGGCAGTCGATCGATCGGGCGAATGATGCGGCCAAGGCCACGGCGGACATCAAATTCCTTCACGCGTGTTTTCCGGCTACCGATGAGGACCTCGTTAAGCTGATCCCCGCGGACAAGGCCCCCGCGAGGGATTGGCCGTTTTACTCTGTTTTTGTTAACGCGACCGACAACGTTACTGTGGCGGTGAGCGGGTATTCTTCGTTCCCCTTTGCATGCCCCCGGTGGTACAAGTCTGGCTCCAATTCGATCTACGGCAGGTCCCCCGCGATGACCGTTCTTGGCGACATCCTGATGGTCAACCGCATGGCGGAAACCGTCCTGCGTGGGGCTGAGAAGCTGGTTGACCCGCCATTGCTGGTCCCGGACGGCGGCATTCTGTCCCCCGTGCGGCTGCACCCCGGCGGGCTCACGTACGCGGAGGCTGGCGCCCAGCTACTCCCATTGATCCCGCCCGGCGCCAGCCGTATCGAGTTGGGCGATGCCCTGATTGAGAAGCGGCAGGAGGCCATCCGCGAGGGGTTCTTCGTCCCGCTGTTCATCTCCCCGTCCAGCCCGGTGATGACCGCCACGCAGACGCTGCAGATTGCTGACGAGAAGAACCGTGCGACCGGCCCGATGGTGCTGCGGCTTCAGGGCGAGCTGCTCACCCCGTTCCTAAGCCGGGTATACGAAATCCTGGAGAACAACCGGCAGTTTGAGCCCGTCCCGGACGACGTTGGTGAACTCCGGCTGAAATACAAGTCGCCTATTTCCGCGTCCATCCGGCAGACCGAAGCCCTGGCTATCGCTCGCGTTTTCGAAGGGCTGGCCCCCTGGTATCAGATAGACGAGGGGATTTTCGACCATATCGACATGGATAAGGTCCCGGCTGTCGTAATCGAGGGCGCGGGCGCTCCGGTAGACATCATGCGGCCGCAGTCGAAGGTTAAGAACGTTCGGCAGGAGCGGGCCCAGCAGAAGGCCGCGGAGACGGCGCAGGCGAGCGCGCTACAGGCGGTTGACGCCAGCAGCAAGGCGACGACCGCGCAGGCGGCCATGCTCAAAGCCCAGCGTTGACGACGTTAGTGAGATAGGGTAATATCTCCCCATGATGACACGCGATGAAGCAGCACAGGCATGGCAGGCCATAGCGCAGACCCCGGATGGGGCGCTTGCGATCAACTATTTGGTGGCCATGTTCGGGTTTACCCGCCGATCGACGTTTTCCTCCGACCACGCCGAAATGGCATTGCGGGAGGGGCAGCGGTCGGTCGTCCAGCACATCGGGATGTTACTGGAACTGCAGATTTCCCCTGAATTGGAGATGACAGATGACAGAGACGACAGCGATCCCTTCAAGCGTTCCGAACCCGACACCTACGGCCCAGACGGGGACTGACGCGCCCGCTTCGTGGTATTCCAGCCTCCCGGCGGAGCTGCAGGCCGATCCGACCATTGCCAAGTATACCTCCCTTGAGGGGGCAGCTCGCGGCCTGATCGGCGCCGTCAAGATGATCGGCGACCGCCCGGAGAACCTGATGAAGATGCCCGGGGCGGGGGACGCGGAAGCCACTCGCGCCGTGCTGCACAAGCTCGGCCTCCCGGAGACGCCGGAGGGGTATTCTCTGCGCCCGGTAGAGGGATCGTCGCAGGCCGCGGATAGCGAGCTGGCCAAGGTGTTCACCTCGGCGTGTTTCGAGGCCGGCGTGCTCCCAGGGGCCATGCAGGCCGTGTTTGAAAAGGTCGGGGCTTCTCTTGAGGACTTCGACAAGCAGCAGAAGGCGGCGGCGGACGCTCGGGAAACCGAGAACATGGCGGTCCTGAAGTCGCAGTACGGCAGCGCCCTGGACGACACCCTGACCCGGGCGGAGGTTGTAGCGGACAAGTTCGGGTTGATCGAGGTCCTTAATGAAGCTGGCCTCGGAACGCACCCGGGAGTTATTTCGGCGCTGGCGGCGATTTTCCCGACCCTGCAAGAAGATACTGCGGGCGGACGGCCCGGGGGCTCTGGGGTCCAAACCAAGAGCCCCGCAGAGTACATGGCCGAAGCGCGGGAGCTGCAGGCCCAGGCCCTTAAGGAGCCCGTTCGATCCCGGCAGTTGGAATTGTCGCAGCGGGCGCTCCGCTTGTATCAGCTCGCGAATTCGGGAAAATAGATATTGACAGGCGGGGGTGGCTATCGTATGCTACCCCCGTTCGTTTCTTTTCGGCGACCTGGGATCGGCTCCGGCTACGCGACGGCAGGCTCAGACACTCCTGAAGGGCTACGACCGGAACAGTCGTTTGGTTGTATACCTGGGCAGCATTCCCGCTTCCCTTAAAGAGGAGTTATCGCTATGAGTTTCACTATCGATGTCGCATTCGTTCAGCAGTTCTCGACCAACGTCCGCATGCTGGCGGAGCAGAAGACTTCACAGTTGCGCGGTACCGTCATGGCTGACAGCAAGTCGGCGGAGAGCTGGGCAATCGAGCGCTTGGGTTCGGTTGAGGCGCAGGAATTCAGCGACCGCCACGGCGACACCCCGCTGAACAGCACCCCGCATACCCGGCGCTGGGGCTTCGGTCGCAACTTTGACGTTGCCGATCAGATCGACAAGGCCGACAAGGTGAAGCTGCTCATCGACCCGCAGTCAAGCTACACGGTACGCCACGCTGGCGCCATGGGCCGCAAGATCGACCTGGAAATTCTCGGCGCCATGCAGCGGCAGGTGGCAGAGGGCCACACGGGCTCGACGTTGACCTCGCTTGGCTCGGGTCAGAAGATCGCTTCCGGCAGCATCGGCCTTACGGTCGGCAAGCTGATTAACGGCAAGCAAATCCTCGATGCCGCGGAAATCGACACCATGGACCGGCACTTCACCGGCACCGGCGCCGACATTACCGCGCTGCTGGACGACGAGCGGGTCACCAGCGGTGACTTTAACACCGTTAAGGCGCTGGTGCAGGGAGACATCAACTCTTACCTGGGTTTCTCCTTCCATCGGTGCGAGCGGGTCGGCGATGCCTCGGTTCTCGTGGCAGCGGAGCGCATGAACTACGTGTACCACCGTTCGGCGGTTGAGCTGGGTATCGTGCAGGACGTTGACACGACGGCCGGCCAGCACCCGGGGAAACGGTTCGCCCAGATCATCTATACCTGGATGCAGATCGGCGCCGTCCGCGTCGAGGATGCGGCCCTGGTGCAGATCGCTTGTGCGTAATGTGGGGGCTTCGGCCCCCGCACCACCCCTCTTACCTGGGAGATTAATGGCATGACCGCTTTCAACTCAAACGTTTACGCCTCACAGATCGACGGCGTAACCTCTATTGATACCGCCGTGGCCGCGCGGGACCTGCTCGGTAAAGTTCGACTGGTATACGCAACCGGCCTGTCCGGCACGAATGTGATCGCGCAGAACGACACCGTTAATATCTGCAAGGTCCCGGCCGGCGCCCGCGTCCTGGCGGTTATCGTGGATCAGTCGGCCGCGTCCGGCGCGTCGGTCACCCTCGCGGTTACCGGCAACGACGGCTCGGCCCGCACGTTCGTGACTGCGTACGACAGTAACACCACGTTTAAGGCCTTGAAGGTGTCCGAGTACACGACCCCGCTCGCCGCGGAGACGACCCTCGTAGCCACCCTGGCCGGCGCGAACCCGACAGACGACGTTACGTATCGCTTTGCGGTGCTGATCTCTCTGCCGAACTCGTAATGGGAGGATAGGCCATGGCGACAGCAGCCCGTAAAGTAAGCGTAACTGCTCGCGGCGCGGTGAGCGATAGCTTCGTTCACAACGTCGGGTTCAAGGTGGTGTACGCCAATGCCTCGGCCGGCGACATCACCCAACTCAGCACCAACGGCGTTCTACTGGTCGTAGACGCCGACAGCACCTCGGCCCGCGATCGGCAGAAAGTTATTGCCATGGCGGAGGCCGCGGTATATGAGCTGAAGCGCCAGGTGATGGCGAAGGACAAGCCCTCGGCTATGTCCACCAGCACCATCACCTCGTATCGCCCGCGGTAACATTTGACTTGGTACCTCCGATCGCCTATAGTGGGTGATCGGAGGTATTAATATGGCCGCATCATCCGTTGAAATCTGCAATCTCGCCTTGGTCTCGCTGGCCGAGGACACAATCGCGTCGTTGGATGACCCGACGGAGCGCGCCCGCATGTGCAAGCTGTTGTACGATAACGTGCGCTCGCAGTTGCTTCGATCCTACAGGTGGGCGTTCTCCGTAGAGCGGGCGGTGCTCGCTCCGGAGGCAGACGCCCCGCTTTTCGGGTTCACCTATAAATTTCTGAAGCCCGTTGACTGTTTGCGCCTTATCGGGCCATTCGATGGGAATACCTCAGACAGCCAGATAAATTACACAGGGACGGACATCACGTACAAAGTGGAGGGCCGGTACATCCTGTCCGACACCAATCCGCTGTACATCTGTTACATCCGGGACGTTACGAACCCGACCGACATGGACAGCGTATTCACCCAGGCTCTGGCGTACTCCCTAGCGAAATCCCTGGCCATGCCACTTACCAATGACGATGGGAAATTTAAGGTGGTGTCCGCGCAATACGAGGAGGCCATTCGATCGGCCCGCATGTGCTCCGCGGTGGAAACCACCCCTGAAATCCTAGTGGCTAGCGACTGGCTGGATAGCCGATACAACGGGGCTTCGGGCCCCCGCAACTCTTTGGCGTGGTTCTAACATGGCTCTCCGTACTGACCCGGCTATTGTGACGTTTGCGTCCGGGGTTCTCTCCCCGAAGCTGCGGGCTCGCGCCGACCTCTCGCAGTATGAGCACGGGCTCTTAAGCGCTGATAACATGGTGGTTCTGCCGCACGGGGCCATCACCCGTCGTCCCGGGACATACTTCGTTAATGAGGTGAAATTCAGCGACCGGGCGACCCGGCTGCTTCCGTTCGAGTTCTCGACCGAGCAGACCTACATGATCGAGGCCGGGCATCAGTATTTCCGGTTCTACGCCAACGGGTCGCGGTTGGAGAGCCCGCCGGGGACCCCGGTGGAGGTTGTAACCCCCTGGGCCGACACCGAGCTGCAGGACCTCAGATGGGCGCAGACCGCGGACGTAATGTACCTCGTCCATCCTAACTATATGCCCCGTAAGCTGGTCCGCACCTCCGCCACCTCGTTCGCGCTGTCAACGGTGTCATTCTCCGCCGGCCGGGCCCCCGTGCTGGCGCTTAACCAGAACTCCGCCAACTATGTCGCGTCGATCGTAGGTGCATGGGGAGCCGGGATGACGCTAACCATGACGCAAAATACCTTTGTTCCAGGAGACGTGGGGAGGACGTTTTACGTTAAGTCCGCGTCGGTCAAGAACGCGTATTACGTCCAGATAACCGCATACACCTCCGCCACCGTTGTTACCGTCGTTGGGCTTGATCGCTTCTCGACTTCTGCCGGCGCCCCGCAGGGGGCAGACGCGGATCGATGGGCGTTCGGGGCGTTTAGCGCCACATCCGGGTGCGCGGCCGTATGCTTCCACGAGGGGAGGCTGGCGTACGGCGGGTTCACCTCCGCCCCGGACATGCTCTGGCTTTCGGTCTCGGATGACTTTGAACTGACATCGCCGGACGCCGCCACGACGGACGCGGAGAACGACGACAAGGCCATTCAGCGCCGGGCCATCTCTAATCAGGTCAATTCCGTTCGGTGGCTGGCGTCCGGTGGCACCTCCCTTATCGTCGGTACCTCCGGGGCGGAGTTTCGGCTTAAGCCCGCCAACGATGATATCCTTTCTCCCCTGTCCGCCTCCCTTAAGCGCGCCACCCAGCGGGGAGCCGCCGCTATCGCCCCGGCGGTTATCGACAACGACATTTTCTATGTCGATCGATCCGAGGCGGTGCTGCGGCAACTGGTATTCGATTTGCTTGAGGACGCGGAGAAGTCAAAGGACATCTCCATCCTGGCGGAGCACCTGATGCTGCCGGGGGTGCGGGAGATGGTGTACCAGCAGGCCCCCGTTCCCACCCTGTGGCTCGTGATGAATAACGGCCGGTTCCTCGGCTGGTCAATCGAGGGGGACCAGGAGGTTCTCGCGGCGCACCCGCACACACTCGGCGGGGAGTTCGCCGGGCTGGCGGCGTCAGTCGAGAGCATGGGGGTTGTTCCGGGGGCCAATGTATCGCAGAACGGGGCCCGGGAGGATCAGCTATGGTTTATCGTCCAACGGGATATTAACGGATCAAGCGTCCGGTATATCGAACGGGGTACCGCGTATTTTCGGCCGAACCTGGGGGCGGATGAAGAAGCGGTTGCCTACAGGACCGCTACGGAACTGGCATTTTTTGTTGACTGCGGGCTCTCGCTCAATGCGCCGATCGCGGTTTCAAACATAGCCATGTCTTCTATCTTTGGCGTAGCGGAAGTGACAGCCGCGGGGCACGGGCTAGTGGACGGGGATACTGTTCGGTTTCGAGGGATCATCGGGTCGGTAACTTCAACGGACTTGCACGACATATTCAACCAGCGACGGTTTATTGTCTCCGGCGCTACCACTAATACCTTCGTCCCGCTGGATATAATCACTGGGAACCCTGTGGATGTTACTGGGATGCCGTTCCTGGGCGGGTCCGGGCTCGTGTATAAGGAGGTTACGAACATCTCCGGGCTGTCGCACCTGGAGGGGGAGACCGTTGCCGTCCTGGCGGACGGAAAGTATCATCCGCTCAGAACGGTGGTGGCGGGGGCCGTAACGCTGGATTACCCGGCGTCCATCGTCCACATCGGCCTCCCGTATACCTCCTCGGCCCAGACCATGCCGCTAGTCGGCCCGAGCGGTCGGGGAACGGATCAGGGATACCCAAAGAGCCTCGGGCAAATATCCATATACGTCATGGATACGATCGGCGGGGAATACGGCCGCGGGGAGCACCCTCGGGAGTGGGAGCCGATGATGTTTGATAACGCGGCTAACTGGATGGACTATGGTCCCCCGATACTGACCGGGGTCCGTACTCTGAAGACAGCGGGCTCCGCGGCGGACGACCTGCCGACAATCCATGCGCGCCAGACGCAGGCCCTCCCGTTGACGATCCTCGGCTACTTCCCGCGGATGTGGGGCAATGTTAGTTGAGTTCCGCCGGCCCCGCGCCGAGGATTTCAGCTCAATCGAGCTGCAGCCATTTGACCGCCCGCTGCAGGAAGACGTACGCGCGAACGCGGCTCGGATAGCCGAGATAGCCCTGGCGGACCCCGGGTCGCTAACCTGCCTGGAAGACGGGCGGGTTGTGGGTATAGGCGGCGTCCTGCCAAACCATGAGGCGTGGCAGTTCTTCGCGGGGGATTGCCGGCGGTCTTTCCCCCACATGGTTCGGCGCATACGTGCGGCCATAATTGAGCACGTATTGACACACGGGGAGGTGTGGGTTATGATCGATCCCGATCGTCCGAATGCGCGACGCTGGGCCGCGCTCCTGGGGTTTGAGCATGTGAAAGGCGACATATGGCATATTACTTATTCGACCCTGTATCCGCCATCGCCCTGACAAGCGCGGTGTCCTCTGTCGGGCAGGGAATTCAGCAGCAACAGGCGTATGAGAGCGCAGCGGACGACGTGAAGGCGCAGGAGAAAGCCTCCGCGCTGCAGTACGCACGAGACCGCAAGGACGCCCAGGAGAATACGGACGCCGCCGTCGCCCGCCGCCGTGCTCTTCTGGCCGCCTCTGGCGCCGCGGGCACCGCACAAGGCACCGAACTGCTCAGCGCGGTTGCGGCTACCGGCGGGCAGAACCTCAGTCGCATGGCTACCGATTACCAAATCGAGCGTTCATCCCTCCGGGCCCGCCGGGCGAACCTGAAGGCGGCGGGGCAGAAGGCGTTGTTCTCCAGCTTCACCAAGGCCGGGCTATCCGCGGCGGGGGCGTTCGGCGGGGGTGCGGCGCCGTACGGCGGAACCGGGAATGGAATGATGATTAAGGGGTCTAACGGCATGCTCGGCGGCGGTGTATGATGGTTGATCGGCTTGGGCGCGTAGGAGCGTACTCCGGTCGGGCGGGAGCCGGATTGGTCGGCACGCAGGTCAGGGCCCCCGACACGGTTGACCCGGCGGAAGCGCTGAAGGGGTATTTCGACCGGGAGAAGCGGGCAGCCGCGGCCCGGGATGGGGTTCGTTCCGTTAAGGCGGAAGCGGACTTCCAGACGCGGTATATTCAGTATCAGAACACCCTGGACCCGATGTCGCCGAGCTACATGGCGGACATCCGGCAGTGGGCGGAGGACAACACCCCGACCTCGCTAGACGCCGCCGGGTTCGAAACAGATGAGGCGAAGACCGACTATCAGATGCGGCTGGCCCGGTTCTCCGGCAGCGTTTCAAACCACGCTGCGCAGGCCCAGGCCGACGCCATGGCGCAAACCGCCATCACGACGCGCACGGACGCGCAGAACGACGCGCTGACCAATATCCGAAACGACCCCGGCAACGCGGCGGCGTATTTGGAAGCGTTCCGCGGGCAGAGTGAGCGGCTTAACGCAGGCATCCCGGCGGTCGCCCGGGCCAAGATGGATCGCGCCTTCGCGGACGAGGCCACGCTTACGCAGGCGGAGGGAATGGCCATGTCCGGCGATATCCGGGGGGCCAGGGACTTTTTGAAGGGCGCCACGGGGGTAGCCCCAGACGCGGTTCGCGCCATGGGTCGCCGGATCAATGAGATTGAGAACCAAAACGAGCAGGAACGATCGAAGGCGCTGACCGGGCTATACGCGGACGTGCTGGAAGGCGTCTATTCTGGGCGGTTCTCCGAGCCGGGGCAGCTCGATCAACCGGAATATGCGGAGCTATGGAGAGAACGCCCCACCGCTCGCGTCGAGCTACGGGAGCGCATCCGGAACGAGCAGAAGCGCAAGGTGGCCGAGGCCCGTTCCGCCGCCGACGCGGCGCGCAAGGCGGCAGCGGGGATGGGGGCCGGGTACTCCCAACACGATAGTGACCTCGCGTGGGGGAACACAATGCTGGACATGGCAGGGAAAGACGTGTCCCCGACAGGCTACATGAAGGCGCTGGCCTCGCACGTATACTCCTATACGACCGTACCGAGCATAGTTAAGCAGCAGTTCGACCGGGCGGAGCTATCCGGGGACGAAAACGAGCTGGCGCAGTCGGCTGAGGTTGAGCGGTTTCTGCGGGAGACGTTCCCGGCGGCCAAGACCGGGGCAGGTCCGATCTACAGCGTCATGGCTGGGCTGCAAAAGACGTACGGCATGGATAGCCTGCAGGCGGCTCGGGAAGCCCTCAAACAGCGGAACGCCGATCCGAATATCCTTAAGGGGAACGAGGAGGAGCAGAACGCCGTCTTGAAGGCCGAGGCGTACGACCCCCGGAAGTCCGCAGCGACGGCATTCGACGTAGACGCCGCCCTCGCCCCGCCCGAGGTTGTGTTCATGTACGACACTGTATTTAAGGACCAGATGAAGAAGAACGGGAACAATAGCGCCCTGGCGAGTACCGTGGCAAAAGAGGAGGTCTCGCGCCGTTACCTGCCGGGTATGACTACGGTCGGCGGGGTAGAACGGTTCGTGCCTTTCGCTCCGGAAGCCCAGATCGCGCAAGGTCTCCCCGCGGCTAAGTCCTATATCCCGCTCCTGGGGGACGCCGTTACCGGGCATTTGAAGGAGATGTTGACCGGGAAAATCCGCCCGTACGCCCCGGAGGGGGGCGACCCGTGGGATGTGATTGACGAGCAGCCCCCTGTGCGTCTCATGGCCACGAAGGCCACTGAGGACGCCATTCGCGGGGGCCGGCGGCCGGAATACGAAATTCAGCAGCGCGTCCCCGGCGGGTACATCCCCGTCACCGACTCCCAGGGACGCCCGGTTACGTACGCGCTGCCCGACTGGGATGAGCTGAAGGCGTACCCGGTAATCCGAGACAAGATAGCCAGCGACACCGCCCGCGTCCGGGCGATTTCCGGTAACTCTGAGGAGCCGGACGTGTTCTTTCAGTATGGAGCGCCATAATGCCAGCGTTGACCGCGGACACACAATTCGCCCCTCTGCCGGCCGAGCCCGTCCACCCGGACATTGGCTTGGCGGAGCAGGCTGGCGCGGCGTTCGCTACCGGGACTTTTACGGGCCGGGCGATCGGGGCGTATGCGGCCAGCAAGGAGCGCGAGGGACTTCCAGCCGATCCGGACTTTAACGTCCTGGACCACCTTACCCCGGACGAGTTGTCGGAGCCCCGCATCTACGGCCGGGCGCAGAGCATGGATGACCTGCAGCTAATCCGGGAGCAGGAGCGCCGATACAATAGCGCCCTGGAGCTGTCCGCGTCCGGCCCAGTCAACCCGATCGTTCTGAGCCTCGCGGTAAACGCGGTAGACCCGGTAAACTGGATGGGGCTCGGTCTTCCCGGGGGCGCTACGGCCGCCACCCGGGTCCTGGCCGCCGCGGGGGAGAACGCGCTGTTGGGCGGAGGGGTAACAGCGGCACAGGCCGCGTTTGACCCCCACGTGTCCGCGAGCGACGTTGCAATCTCCGCCGCGGCGGCCGGGTCGCTCGGGGCGTTCGTCCGCGGGGTGGGCGAGCTGGCCGGACGGACGAATATAGCGGCTCGGTTGACCACGGTTGCCCGGGACGCGCTTGCGCCGCTTAACGATCAGCGCACCGTCATTAACGGAGCCCTGGGCGGGTCGGCGTCCGCGGCGGAGAATACCGCCCGCATCTCGGACGAGCTGACAGCGCAGGTGAGCGCCCTGAAGTTCGGGACGAAGACCGGGGACACGGGGATACTCCCGGCGATCGAGGAGCTGGCGAACTCAGACATCCCGATTGTCCGGTATCTGGCGGCCGAGATGTACGACAGCGGGACGGTACACGAGGGGGCGTTGATCGGCGAGCGCATCGCGGGTACGTCGCTGCATACGCTCGGACTGCGGGACTACGCCCAGCTTAGCGAGATGACGAACGCGATCGACCTCGCGTATAACGAGGGGCGCCGCGCGGGCGGGCTCCCGAAGGAGATGACCCGGGCGGAGTTCAGCTCAGAGCTGGGTCTCGCCCTGGCGGAGGGAGACGCGCATGCGTTCCCAGCGATCGCGGATGTTGCTAAAGCGTTGCGTAAGGACCTCTTGGAACCGATGCGGGAGAGAGTTACCTCTTCCGGGCTGACGGATATTCCCGGGCCCCCGAAAGGAGATAAGAGCTACTTCCCGCATATGCACCTCGTCGATCAGATCGAGCGGGGCAAGCGTGATCACCTGGGGCGGACCTTCGTCGAGGCGGTGGCCGATCACATCGCAACGACAGAGCCAAAGCATGCCGACTTCGCCAAGGAAATCGCGGAGGAGGTGGCCGCGAAAATTATTAAGCACGGCGAGCAGCACTCCGGCCAGCTACCCCGTCTATCGCTCGCGGCTCGGGGCCCGCTAAAGGAGAGGACGCTGGAAATCCCCTTCACAACCATTCGCCCCTGGCTGAACACCTCCGCTGATTTTGTACTGGCCCGGTACATCCGTTCGGTCGCGCCGGACGTTCGGCTGCACGAGCAATACGGGACGCTGGACCCTGCGAAGGCATTCAACGAGAGGGTAAACCAGCAAGCAAACGTGCTCCGGACGGCGATCGAGGCGGATGCCTCCCTGTCCCCGGAGGCGCGGGAAAAGAAGCTGGCCGACTTGGCCGCCCATGAGAAGCGCATGCTCTCGCTCCTGCACTTTGGGTTCGAGGAACTGCGCGGCATGCGGCCCCCCTCATCTGTGTCAAAAGCCGGCAAGACGGCTATCCGCGCGGCCAAGGGGCTGTCCTTCATCAAGGCGCTTCCGCTCGTCCCCCTGGCGCAGTTGCCGGACCTGGGGAACACCATCATGAACGAGGGGCTTACCCGCACGCTGGGAGGGTTCCTGGACACGATGCTGCGCTCCGTCCGGGGGTTGAAGACCGAAGCGCTCCGGGAGCTGCAGCGCGCCGGCACGGGCCTGGAATATCAGTTGAACACCCGGACAAACGCTCTCCTCGGGCTGGCGTCAGACTTCGACGTGGGGGACCCGCTGGACCGCGGCATCGCCCGGGTCTCTAACTACGCGTCGAAGATATTCCTGATTAACACCATCACCGCGGGCACCAAGTCGATCGCGGGCGGGGCGATCAGCACGCGCATACTGGACAACGCGGTACAGATCGCGGATAAGGCCGCCGAGCTGGCCAAGACGGCCCCGGACGTGCATCCGGACGATATTGCCATGCGTGCCGCCCGGGAGGTTCTGTCCCCCGCGGATTTGCGCCGCATGGCGGAGGACCGGCTGAGCCCGGCGGACATGGTGAAGATCGGGGGGCAGAGGAAGCACTTCACGAAATCCCCCGGCGTTCTGGTAGCGAATTCGGAGAACTGGACGGACGCGGGAGCCATGGCGGCGTATAGGAGCGCCATGGCTACGGCTACCGAACGGGCGGTGATCACCCCGCATGCCCTGGATGCCCCCATGTGGGCTTCCTCGCAGCTCGGGTCGATCGTGGCCATGTATCAGCGGTTCATGTACGCGTCGTATCACCGGATCATGGTGGCTGGCATGCAGCGGCGCGACGCATCCGCTCTGATCGGGGCGGCCTCAATGTTGGCGCTCGCGTCGCTCTCGATAGCAGGGCGCGATGTGGCCCAGACCGGCGGGCTGAAGGAGCGGACCCCGGCCCAGTGGGTGCGGGAGAGTATCGATCGTTCTGGACTGGTAGCGGCGTTTTTCACGCTGGAGAATATCGGGTCCGCGGTTGGCCTACCGACTTCCGAGACGCTCATCGGGCACGGCGGGGAGAAGCCGGGGACGACCATAAAGGACCGGTACAAAGCTGCCCCGTTCGGCGGCCGTGGCCCCGTGGAGAAGCTAAATCCCATCGCCGGATATCTGGCGGATGCAGCGGCCGCTTTGGGAGTAGCGAAGAAAGCGTCAACCGGCGACCCGATTTCAGAGCGGGAGCTGAACAAGGCCACGCAGATGATACCGTTCCGCCGGATGATGGGCGTCAGTCTCCTGTTCGATCAGCTAGAACACGCGGGGGCCCGGCAAGGTTGGTGGAAGCCCTTGCCGGATAGCAAATAACCTGATATGGTATCCTGGGCTTAAGGAGCATCCGCGCTATGACGATCTTGACGACCAATTCCCGGGAAACAAAGCTCGGAAACGGGGTAACGACCGCGTTTCCCTTCTCCGTCGTGTTCCTCGTCGATACCGATCTCGTCGTCACCAAGGTGTCCGCGGCCGGGGTACGCACGCTCTGGACCCTGGGCCTGCAGTATACTCTGACCGGGGCCGGGGAGAATACCGGCGGAACCCTGTCTACCACGCCGGGTAACACGCTGGCGACCGGAGAGTCTGTCGTCATTGATCGGCAGGTTCCCTCTACCCAGCTTGTTGATTTTACCCCGAATTCCGCCCTCCCCGCAGATACCCTTGAGCGGGCCCTCGACAAGCTCACCATGCTGGCCCAGGAACTCGAATACGCCGATGAACGGTCGTTGCGGCTGGACCCGTTCGATCCTGCGACGGGGTTGGACCCGCTCCCGACGAAATCCACCCTGCCGGATCGACTGTTATCGTTCGACGTGGACGGTGACCCCGTGGCGTCCCCCTTTACGGCCAGCGCGGTGTCCTCCTTGGTGGCGGGCTCCGCGATAGCTGGCTCCCCGCTGCTGGAATTCAACTTCGTAGGGGACGGAACCTCGACCACATACAACCTGGGTTCGACTATCCCATCCGCGCATTCGCTGTTCGTTCTAGTCGATGGCGCGTTTCAGCCGACCTCCGCGTACTCTGTCTCGACAACCAACATTGTGTTCTCCGAGGCCCCTCCGTATGGAGCGGTAATCAACGTCCGGACGTTCTTTGCCCCTACCGGGGTATTCGTCCCGGACAGTATCGCCACTACCGCGGTAACGGCGTCTGTGTCCGTTGATACCCCCCTGGCGAAAGCGGACCGCATTGTACTGGACGCGGGTGCCGGCCTTACCATATCCGGCGGAGTGATCACGGTTACAGGGAGCCGGCACGCGGTTGACACGGAGGCGGTGGCCGCATCGGACAATTTGGATACGATTAATGGGGGAACGGATGGCGCCATACTGGTGCTGAAGGCCGCTAACGACGCCCGTACCGTGGTAGTGAAGGACGGTACCGGGAACCTACAGTTGGCCGGGGACTTCTCACTGACACACTCGGCGGACCGCCTCACCCTGATGTACGATGGGACGACCTGGGTAGAGCTGGCCCGCAGCGACAACGCCGCATAACGGAGGACATAGACATGCCACTGATCCGCTGCAGGGACCGCATGACGACTGGGGCCCCCTTGAACATCCTGGACTTCGGAGCGTCCCGCTCTGACACCGTGGGCGATGAGGTAATCAACGACGCGGCCATTGTCCTCGCGCTGGCCAAGATGGCCGCGTCGGTCGAGAACCGGGCCCTATACTTCCCCGCCGGCGTATACCGCGTTTCGAACACCATTGCCCTTAACGTGTCGGCAAGCATCCGTGGCGCCGGCAGATCGCAGTCCATTATTAAGACGATGCATGCGACCAATGATGTGCTAGTGGTGTCCGCGGCGTCATGCTCGATCCGCGACGTGGGATTTCAAGCCGGGGTTACTCGCTCGGCTGGATCATACGTGAAGATGTCGGCGGGGGACGTTGAGTTATCCGATTTCCACATGACAGGGTTTTATCTAGGGGTGCATATCCCGACAGGCGGCGCCATCCAGACTGTGCAGCGCGGTATCATGCGTGATGGGATATCATCCACGGGGGTTGGAATTCTTATCGAAGGCGGATTTGACGTATCAGTCCGGGACATCCTGGCGGACCACGCTGCGAATATCGATAGCAATATTCGGGTTACATCCTGCGGGGATGTTACTATCGAGGACTGTAATCTAATCCACGCCAATTATAATTTGGACCTGCTGGCTAACACAGGCTCGTCTGTAATCACTTCGGTGTGGGCCAATAATACCTTCTTCGACACCTCTGGCGTGCATGGGGTGCGTCTGGTTGCGGCGGGGGCGGGGGACAGTATCGTGCGGTGCATATTCGACCAATGCTGGATGTCGTCCGCTGGATTGACCGGAACCGTGCTGGCCACGGGGGCCGGGGGAGCGATCGACGGTATCGATTTCCTCGGGTGCCACATGCTTCTTAACGGGGTGAACGGCCTGGATATCCAAGGTACGGGCTGCGCCAATATATCCGTTCGCGACGGTGCGTACTCTGGGAACGCAGGGTCCGGCATCTCGGTGGTCGGGTCTATAACCGGAGTGACGATTGATGGGGCGTTTATCGGGGCTGGCTACGGAATTCCGGGAAACGCCTATGGTGTATTCCTCGGTAACGGCATCGTTCGGCTATCCGTTGTCGATAATACTATCGTGGG